TCTGATTGCTAAATTAAGTGTCAGACTCGGGATCGCGCCACAACAATTATTAGAGCTAGATGAAGTAATGCTAAAGAACCTAATCAAGGTTCTACAGGAAGATGCGAAGGAGATAGCCAATGCCAGCAACCGTCAAAGGCGGCGTTGAACTCCGTAAGGCACTTCGCAACTATGCACCAGAATTAGGCAAAGAAACACAGAAAGAAATTACAGGCGTGTTAAAGCCTGTTGTAAAAGAAGCTCGTGGATTTGTCACAGGTTCGCCTTTAAGTAACTGGGCGCGTGAAGGTGGCAAGTTTCCTGTATTTAACGCATCTATTGTCAAGCGTGGTATTGGATATAAGACAACACCATCAAAGCCTAATCGCAGAGGCTTCAGAGCATTAGCACAGATTCGTAACCGATCAGCAGCTGGTGCTATCTATGAAACAGCAGGGCGTAGAGCGCCAAGCACAAAGCCATCGGCTCGTCCTAACTTTGCACAGGCAATGGGCCCACTAACTGGCACAGGCAAAGAGCGTGGTCGCTTAATTTACAAAGCTTGGGAGAATGACCAGGGCAACGCTACAAAGGCTGTTCTAAAGGCTATTGACAATGCTGGTAAGACTTTCAATCGAATGGTAGGCACTCGCTGATGGCTAATGTAGTAATTGATATTGCAGCCGAATACACCGGCAATAAAGCATTTAAGCAGGCTGAAACTGCAACATCTAAACTAGAAAAGTCCGTTGCCAAGTTAGGCAAGCAACTTGCTGGAGTCTTTGCAGCTTCTAAGTTATACGCATTTGGCAAAGAGTCAGTCAAGGCATTCGCAGCGGATGAGAAGGCTGCACGATCATTAGCACTAGCCCTAGCCAATACAGGCAATGCCTTTGCAGCCATCGAAGTTGAAAAGTTCATTGGTGACTTACAGCGCGTTACAGGCGTTCTAGATGATGACCTTCGCCCAGCGTTTAGAACGCTTCTTACAGCGACAGGCGATGTTAAGAAATCACAAGATGCCTTAGCACTTGCTTTAGATATTAGCGCAGGTACAGGGCGCGACTTAGGTCAAGTCTCTGTTGCGTTATCTCGCGGCTTCTTAGGTCAGACAACAGCGCTTAGCCGTCTTGGTGCAGGACTAGACAAGGCAACACTTAAAGCTGGTGACATGGATGTCATCATCGGAGAACTTACAGACAAGTTTAGAGGTCAGGCACTAGCTGCCGCCGAAGGCTATGCAGGCGCGATTGCCAAGCTCACAGTTGCATCAAATAACGCAAAAGAGATTATCGGTAAAGACCTGCTAGATGCCATGCAGATGGTTGCAGGCAATGAAGGTATCGGCGGAGCAACCACAGCAATGGAAGGCTTTGCCACTCAGATTGGTAATGCAATCTATGGCATAGGTGTTCTTACAAAAGCAATCAAGTCATTGCCAGGCGCAGGCTTTATTGGTGATGTTTTAAATGCTGGCACTCAGATTTCAGGACTAGGACTTCTTTCAAGGTTAGGTGCATCAAGTAAGGCTCGTTCAGCAGGCACACCACAGCAATCGCCTGGACAACGCGCTGCCATAGACAAAGCCAACAAAGATGCGCTTAGACTGCAAAGAACTCAAAACACATTAAAGACAATCGACAACAACGCTACTGCTCGAAAGATTGCCCTTACAGGCGATGAACTAGCACTTAAAGAACTAGAGAAAAAGTTCGATGTTGATCGCATTAACCTATACGCAGCACTTAACCAATCGACAAGCGAAGAAACAAAGATGCGCCTTCTATCGCTTATTGCTATTCATGACCAGAATGCTGCAATGGCAGGAATGATTAAGAAGGCTAATGAAAGCGAAGATGCTTTCAAGTCATTGATTGAAGCCCTTAGAGCAACAATTAGTGCTATGTATCAAAGTATTGCACCACAGGTAAAACAGCTGCAATCTTTAACAATGGGTCCAAATACACCTATAGAAACACAAAGAGCAGTAGTTAATGAAAGACTGCAGTTAGCGATGCCCGATATCTTGGCGTTGCAAAATCGTGTAAATCAATTTAGCAGCAGTCCATCTGGTGCAGGAGCATCCGTTGTAGTTAACGTGCAAGGCTCAGTGACAACAGAGCGTGATTTAGTCAATGCCATCACTCAGGGCATTTACAATAATCAGGCTTCCGGAATCCCAATCTCCTATTCGACTGCGTATAGATAATGGCGTTACCAGCAACCCTTTCAGTCAAGATAAATCTATCGGGTGGAGCTTCATTCGGTAACCCGTTTATCTTGGGTACTTCACAACTGGGCTTTGCTGAACTAGCTTCTGCCATTCCTGTCATTGTCGATGTATCTGCTCAGACCACTAACATCTCGACTCGTAGAGGGCGCAACCTTTTGCAAGATAATTACGAGTCAGGTCAGGCAACCATCAGAGTCGTTGATCCAAACGGTGACTTCAACCCACAGAACACTTCTAGCCCCTATTACGGCCTATTACAGCCACTCAGGAAGATACAGGCATCTGCTATCTATGGCGGAGTTACATATGGTCTATTTGGCGGTTATATCACCGAATATCGCTATACCTATCCAACGGGTCAGGAAACAGGCTATGTGACCTTTGTCTGTTATGACGCATTCCGCTTGATGTATAACTCCAATGTCACAACCGTTACAGGCGGCACAGCAGGTCAGACAACTGCTCAACGCGTTCAATCTATTCTTAGCATGATTGCTTGGCCATCTGCCTTTACTAGCATTGGAACAGGCGCTACAACCTGCGTGGCAGACCCTGGCACAACTCGCACAGTCCTTGAAGCAATTCAGACTGCTGAGTTTACAGAGCAGGGGGCGTTCTACATTGACGAGAATGGTGTGGCAACCTTCAAGGGTCGCCAATTCGTGGTTGATGCCCAATCTGCTAGCCCAACAGTATTCAATCAAACAGGCACAGGAATCAACTACGCAGGAATCACCTTTGCCCTCGATGATAAGACAATCGTAAACAAGGCAACTGTGACCAGAATCGGTGGCACAGCACAGAGTTACTCAGATGCTACATCTATCGCCCAGTATTTCACACGATCCATTACAGCTACAGATATGCTGATGCAGACAGATGCCAACGCCCTAGCCCTAGCAACTGCCTATGTCGATAGCCGTAAGGAAACTTCTATCCGCATTGAAACAATTACTTTAGACTTGGTTACTCCTAACTATGCTTCGGGAGTTCTTGCAGGTTTAAGTCTGGAGTTCTTTGACACAGTAGATATCACCAATGAGCAACCTGGTGGATCAAGTATTCAAAAGAAGCTACAGATTCAGGGCATAGCCCACACAATCACCCCTAACACTTGGGTGACTACTTTTGCTACACAGGAGCCTTTACTCGATGTTATGTACTAGAATTGACCCTATGAAAGAGGTGTGCTAATGGCTGTTGGAATCCCGTTACCAACTAACTATACGGATGGTGATGTCTGGTCTGCATCGGATGTCAATGACATTACTGGAACGATTAACACGCTCGGTGGTAGTAACTATGCTGCTGGCAAGAACAAAATTATCAACGGTGATTTTGGCGTGTGGCAACGCGGGGCAGGTGCATTTACTTCTGATGGTGTTTATTCGGCAGATCGTTATAACCTAGCAATCGGTGGTAGTGGTACTCTCTCGGTAACACAACAAACATTTACACCTGGAACTGCTCCAGTATCAGGTTATGAGTCACAATACTTCATGCAGGCAGTTACAGCATCTACATCAGGCACAAATGATTACAAAATAGTTTCTCAATACATCGAAGATGTTCGTACCTTTGCTGGTCAAACGACAACATTTTCATTTTGGGCTAAGGCTGCATCAGGAACACCAAAAATTGCTATTGAAGCATTCCAGAGCTTCGGTTCTGGTGGCTCCGCAAATGTCTTTACTTATGGTGGACAGGTCACACTTTCAACATCGTGGGCGCGCTACTCATTAACTATTGCAATCCCAAGCGTGTCTGGCAAAACAATCGGCGCAGGTTCTTTTTTGGGTATGCGTTTCTGGCTTTCTGCTGGTTCAGACTTTAACTCTCGTACTGGTTCACTTGGCAATCAGAATGCAACATTTCAGATTTGGGGCGTACAACTAGAAGCAGGCTCAACAGCTACAGCCTTTCAAACTGCAACAGGAACTGTTCAAGGCGAATTGGCTGCCTGCCAAAGATATTATTCAAAGAGTTACATGCAAGGCACGGCAGTTCCAACAAATACACAAACAACTGGTACCGAAGTTGGAATAGCACAAAGCGCAGTTACAAGCGGTTCTATTTTTGCTTTAGTAAGACTGCCTATTGTCATGCGAGTTGCACCAAGCGTGACAGTTTATTCTTACAACACATCACAAACTAATCGTGTTTCCGATGGTGGCGGCGTTGATTTAGCCGCTAACTCAGGCAATCCTGTTTACATAAGCGACAGAGTTGTTGCAATTAACAACAACAGCGGTGGCAATATCACACCAGCAGGACAACATTTCTTATTCCATTGGGCAGCGAGTGCGGAGCTATAAAATGAACTATACCTATGAAGAAGTAATTAGCAATCTTGGAAAAGTAATCAAGAGAACTGATGAAGATGGCGTTATTACTATCATCCCAACAGATTTAGGAAACTCTGATTACCAAGCATATTTAGCGAGCCTTGATGAAGCCTCTACTCTGTAAAGCAGGGCAGCAACTTCGTGAGCAGATTGATGATTCGTTTCCGGACAGAGATCGTAAGTCTGATGGTTGGATAGGCGATGCCAAGCACTCCAATCGTAAGAGTGACCACAATCCCGATCCGTCTAACGGAATCGTCAGGGCTATTGATGTGGATAAGGACTTCGACTCACGCCCCAGCACAGGTGCTTATCTTG